AACATTAGAAGAAGAATCTTCAATATCAAAATCTACACCGTCAAAACCACAGTTTACAAGAATATTATTTATATTATTAGCTAAGTCTCCTGGTCTGTTATATAAATCAGAACCATAAAAAGGATATGTTGCACCACCTATAGATAAACTAATTTTACAGTTATTAATAGATTTAACTAAAGAAACTATTTTTTTAGTTTCATCCAAAGATATATTTCCAAAACCAGGAATATAACTTGAACTTGAGAAATTAAAACTAGCAAAAGCAAGAACAATTCTAGTATTTTTTTGTAAAACATTATTATTTATCATATCTTGAATTTGTGTATATGGATCATTATTCCATGTTGTAACATAAGTTGTAAAACTCATTTTAATAATTTAAAATATTAACTTTAAATTATTAATTTTAAATTATTAATTTTTATCTTCTACGATTACTACGTTTTGATTTTCTACTTCTTCTATTAGATCTTTTACTTCTTCTATTAGATCTTTTACTTCTTTTAATTCTCATTTCAAATGGATTTCTTTGTGTTTTATTAACAAATAAACTTCTTCCCATCAAATTTGATAATTCATCTTCATCATCTTCTTGTATTCCGATATTTCCAAATGAACCTAAAACATCTTCCATCTCTTCTTTATATTGTTTCGCAGCTAATCTTTGTTGTAATTTTCTTTCTCTTTCAAATTCTTCTAAACTTAATGCTGGTTCTTCAATATATCTTCTTGAACTCATTTTAACTTCTTTTATAAGAGGTTGATCATCTCTAGATAATAAAGTTCTTCTTTTAGGTTTTAATTTATCTCTTGATGCACCTTTTGGTTTTTTTTGTTCACGAGATTTAGTTAAATAACGTTTAGATTCTTTAGGACGAGAACGAATTGTTGGTTTAATATCTAATGTGAAATTTTCATTGTGATATTCTGAATTAGTTTCTGGATCATATATAACTCTTATTCTATTTATTAAAAATCCTTTTTCAATATCGTTATCTAAAGCTATTAATTTATCAAATGTAACATGAATAACTTTTACATTTCTAAACATATCTTCATCTTTGTATTTTATTTGTAAATTTCTACCAATATAATTAGATAATATTTGACCTACTTTTGATTCAATATTTCTTGGAATTACTATTTCTCTAGATTTAACTTGTTTTTCTTTACGTGGAACAATTAAATCAGGAATAAATCCTGTATTTTCAAAAGGAGTATTGATTTCAGGATCAATTATAGTTTTAATACGATTAAATAAAAAAGTTTTATCAATACCGTTTTCCAAAGCTCTAATTCTGTCATCAAAAACTCTTAAAACTTTTACAGTTCGAAACATTTCTTCATCTTTATATTTTATATTAACAAATCTATCAATATAAACAGAAAGAATATTTTTTATTTTATCATTTTCTGACATTTTTTATTATTATTTAAAGAAAAAATAATAAAAAAATATTTTATTATTAAATAAAATGAATTGTAAAAAAATAGTAAAATATTTTAAAAATACAAACCATATTAAAGAAGTTTATAATTTAGATGAAAATAATTTAAAACATGATAAATATTACACTTTTTATCCTAAACGTTTAGGTGGAACTTTAAAAAATAGTCGTATTTATAATCATGGCAAATTACAAGGAGAATATATTGAATTTTATCAGGGAGAAATTCCTTATATAAAATGTTTTTATAATAACGGTGAATTAGAAAATACATATTTAGAATACTATCCAAATGGAAAAATTGCATTTGAAAAAAATTATAATAATGGAAAATTAAATGGAAAATATGCAGAATATGTTCCAACAGGAAAAAAACGTATATTAACAAATTTTAAAAATGGAGAAGTACATGGTGAATATATAATATTTGATAACTTTGGAATATCAATTAAAGAAGTAAAACTATTTGATAATGGTGTTTTAATAAATCAACCAACAGAGAAAAATGATAAATCAAAACATTATGTAATTTTATGATTTTTACAGTCTCCTATTGAATTATGCATTTCACAAGAAACATAATTACCTTTATCATAAACCATTGTATATGATTTATTTCCGCAAGTACAATAAAATGTTTGTAAACCATGTTTGTAAATTTTTCCATTTATTTGTTTATAAATAGAATGATCAGCCAAGTTTCCATTTTTATAGTAAATTAAACAATCATCAATAATCTTGTCATTTAAATAAAATAACTTTTTATAAATATTTCCATTAGGATAATATTCAATATATTCACCATCTTTTTTATTAAATTTTAAACGATATTTTATTTTTAATTTTCCATTTGGAAAATATTCTTCAATATTTTTATAAATAAAACTTTCAATATAATAGATTAAATTGTAATCTAATAAAGGATATTTACTAAAAACTTTTTTTAAAATTAAACTTTCTTCAGAATTATAATTTATTAATTTCATAAATTTATTTTAATTGATATTAATTATTTTTTATTTTTAAATTATTAAAAATGAAATCATTAAATAATTCTTTTAATAATTTAAATACCGGGAACGTCCCGGAAACAAAAAAAGATATTTTATTTATATTAGGAAGTGGTGCTTCTGTTGATTCTGGTTTACCTACTTATAGAGGTCCTAATGGAATTTATAAAGATGAAGATTATCCTGAAAAATATTTTCAAAATATTAATTTTAATAATATTTTAAATATCTGGAACGTCCCGGAAATAGAAAAAGTATGGGATTTCTTTCGAGATTTATATATTACAAGTTTTAATAAAGATCTTGGACCAACATATAAAGAAATAGAAAATATTATAACAAAATATCCAAATTCTTGTATTATCACCCAAAATATAGATGGATTAGCTCTTAAATTAAATTGTAATATTCCTATAATAGAAATACACGGAAATAATAGAAATATGATGTGTATGAATAAAAAATGTAAAAAAATAAATAAGATAAACATAGATAATCCATATTGTGAATGTAAATCTTACTGTAGACCTGATATAGTATGTTATGGAGAAGAATTAGATTCAAAGAAAGTTGAACAATGTTGTAAAGAAACAAAAAAGTTTTATAAATATGTTGTAATTATAGGAACAACTTTACAGTTTGACTATTTAAAAAGATTTATTCAAAATGCTAAGAGAAGATTTGCTAAAGTAATTCATATAAATCCTGATAAAAATTATGTGGAAAATGTTGGAAAGAATGAAATTTGGATTAAAGATAATGCACTTGAAGGATTAAAATATTTCCAAAATAAATATTAATTATTTTGTTTAGCTTTTATACTTTGAGGAATAGCATCCGGACATCTTTGTAAAAATTGATCACTATTAGGTCCTATTAATTTATCAAGAGTGTATTGTCTTTCAAGTTTATATTTATCATCAACTGTGTTAACAACTTTAGGAACATATTGAACAACAGCTGGAACAAGTTGTTTAATAAAAGTATTCATAAATTATTTTATTAATTAATTAATAAAATAATTTTAAATTTCAATTACTTAATTTAATTAAATTTGATATATTTTAAAACATTTTTTATATTATCTACTCCAATAAGATCTCCTTGTTCAGAAGTTGCAATTGCCATTTTAATACAATGTTTTATTTCTCTTCCATTTAATTCTAGTTCAGATAAAGTATTAAAATCTTCTTCAGATAATTTGATAAGATTTGAATTAATTAAGTTTTTCCAAACTTGTTTTCTTTCTTCTTTAGTAAAAGGATTATATCCTAAAATTATACTCATTCTGCTTTTTATTGCTACATCGATATTACTTACACGATTTGTAGTTAAGAATAAAATACCATCAAAACGTTCTAACATTCTTAAAAATATTGTAACTAATGCATTTCTTTCAATATCTGAATCTCTTTCTTCCATAAAAACATCAGCTTCATCTATTAATAATATTGCATTCCATCTTTTAGCTCTCTTTAAGTACATACCCAAATAACCTTCAATTTCCCCAGATTCTGTTCCAAGTTGTCCAGCTGTAATACTAATTAAAGGACGATTTAATAATTCAGCTGATGACTCTGCAATTAATGTTTTACCAAGACCTGGCAAACCATGTAATAAAAAGATTAAACCACCTGACTTACCTTCTATAATATCATCCCATTGACTAAGTTTTTTTAAGTTGTTATTTGAACCAAATTCAATAACTTTCTTTATTAATTGTTTCTTTTCATAATCCATGACAACTCTGTTAAAAGCATCATCTCTAAAGTTAATGTTAGAAAATTTACTAGCATGAGCAGTTCCCCAAACTTTATGATCTAATGAATAAACTCCTATATAAGGAAAGACCCTCCATTCATTTCCTTTAACTTTATCTTCATTTTGTTTTTTCAGAGATTCTTGTTTAGACATTTCTTTAACAGTAACATTACCATCTTGATCTAATTCTTCTTTAATAACAACTTCTTCAAATAACTCGCTTTCTTCTTCATCATCATCTTCATCTATACGAGCATAATATTCTTCGTCAACAACAATTCTTCCAGAAAATGAGAAAGAGTTCCCACATTTATTAAATATACTTCCTTTCATATACAAATAATGAATACCAGTTAAGTATTTAATACAACTTTCATTAGTTTTTTGAAAGTAATTTAATTGTTTATCAGATAATTTTAAAAAAGGAAGATCATTTAAATCTAAAGGGATATCAGTTCTATAAATATATCTTAGAACAGTTGAATCTAAGAAAGATCTTCCGTTTGATAATATATATTCTACAGAAATATTAAATTGATCTTTATAAGGATCTTTTTTTGAACGTTTATTAGTATCATCATCGTACGAATATTTTTCAAGATAAGAAGCATTTCCAATTTTTCCAGCAATATAAGAATTAGTTTTTTCATTAAACATTAAAACTTTCATATTAGGTTCAAAATAATAAATTAAATTTTTGTATAAGATTTTATTTTCTAATAACATATTGTTGTAGATATCAATATCATCTTTTAATAATTTTTCTAAAAAAGAATTAAGTTTAGAAAGAGGAACATTTGAGTCCGCATTATTTTTAATTAATTTCCAAAAAAGTTTTAATTCAGAGTGAGAAATAGAAATATTTAAAGAATTAGAATATAAGCTAGAAAATCCAGTAACTTCTCTTAATTTATTCTTTAATTCTTCAGTATGAATTATATATTCATCTTTTTTTTTATTATAAGTAAAATGTCTCATTTTAATAAATTAAATAAGTCTATTCTTTAACTTGATAATTAAAGAATAGACTTATTTAATTTAATTATTGATATTCTATATATTCTATCATATCGTTTAAATATTCAATCATACTAGAAATAACCATTAATATATTTCTACGATTCGGAAACGAAGTTTCCGACCCCGAAGGGGCTTCGATCGCATCGTAATGTTTTGTAAGTTTATCTAAATAAAATTCCATATCAGCTTGAGTTTTTAAATTAAAACTAAAAAATATATCATTTACCAAATTAGTAAATTCATCAATAGTATCATATTCAGATTTTATATAATCTACAAAAATTTGTTGATCTTCATTTTTAAGACTAAAAAATTTTTCAGATAATTCCATACATGATACTACTAAATCTAAACCGTCAAATTCAAATGTTAAACTCATTTTAATTTATTATATTTGTATTATTTATTTTAAAAAAAATATTTTTTTCAGTTAATTAATTTAAATTTTTTATAAGCAAAATGAAGAATATTTATTTGGTTTCTACAATCTTCTATAGAATCATGACAATTATTTTTAGGTATTGAATCTATATCTTTTAATGTCAACATTTGTTTAACAGTTCTACTATCTCTTAATTGAAAAAATTTCCACGGAGGTGTTAAACCGCATTTTTCGTATGCATTTTCTAAAACAATTGGATCAAAATTTATTCCTTGACACCAATATCTTCTAACATTTAAAGATTGACAAAAATCTGATAATTTTATCAATGCTTCTTTTATATCAAACCTTGGTTGTGACTCAAATATTTTTTTACGAACATTTTCGTCTTGCGAACTCCACCACTGCATTGTTTCTTCAGAAGTGTGTAGATCTAATCTATCACAACTTTCTTTATTAACAAAAATTTCAAGTTCTTTTTGTTTAAGTTTAGTATCATAAACATTAAAAGCAATAACTCCAATAGAAACTATACAAGCATTATATTTAGTACTTGTAGTTTCAATATCTATCATAACATCTTTATAATCTTTCATTTTAATAATATTAATATTATTACTTAAATTAATATTATTAATTAAATCAATTAATTTATCTTATTATCATTAATATAAATATCATTTTTTGTTACAAATATATATAACATTTTAAAATTTAATTAATTATTTAATTAAATTTTAAATTAACATTTTAAAGTAAAGTATAATTTGATTCTTTTCCTTCATATGGTTCACAATTAAAACTTTTACAATATTCTTCATTTGTATTTATTAAATCTAATTTATTAAATGCATCACTTTCTTTAATTTGTTTTAATTTTTTTGTTATATAATTATTATCATAAACCTCAACACTAATTAAATTTGATGATTCTGAGTTTGTATCCGAGCCAGATTTTTCATTAAGTTCTTCTTTTTTTTCAACTTTATTAGGAGAAAACGTAATTGATTCAATATTAGTTTTTAATTGAGAATGATTTTGAATATTGTATAATTTTCTTGTATGATTAATATTTTCTTTTAATAACATTTTTAATCCATTTTCTTTATTATCAATATTGTTAAATAATATTTGATTAACTTCTGCTGGTGTATATTCATCAACTGCAAAATCAAAATTATCTAATTCATCTTTCATTTCATAAATACTTTTAACTATTTGTTTTATTGTTTTAAAAGTACAATATCCGAAAGCTATATTTAAATCAATTCTTCCTGGTCTAAGAAGAGCTTTATCAATTTTTTCAGGATAATTACTGGTCATGATTAAAATTCTTCCAGGAGTTTCTAAAACACCATCAAATAAATTTAATAAAAATGACAAATTTAAATTTTCATCTATTCCTTCTTCAGATTCATTAAACATACCACTTTGTGATGCTAAATTTTTCTTTTTCTTTTTTTCTTCTTCATTATTACTAAATATTTCACTTTGTTTTTCTTTTAATTTAGTTTTTAATTCTCTATCTATTACAACATCACTTAAACAATCAATATCTTCTATAACATAAATTCTTTTATCACAAGGAATTGTTAAATATTCATATTGATTTCCTTTTTCTGTTAATATTCTATCATCATAAAATAAATTTCTTAATTGTGTCTTAGTTGTATATTTGTTTAATGTAATATTTATTATATGTCTATCTGTTGTATTTGCTATAGCTTTAATACAAGAAGTTTTACCTGTACCTGGCGGACCACTTACTAAAATACCTAAAGTATAAGGAATACCTTTATTTTTATACCAATCTTCATTATTAATAAAAAAGTCAATTCTATTTCTAACAGTTTCAAAAGATTCACCATAAACATTATTTAATTTTTTATTTGTAAAAAATTTTGTTGAAGTAAATGGAGTATTTTTTGGTGCATTTTCATACATAACTTTTCCATTATATTCTGTTAAAGGTTTTACAATTTCATTAAAGTAATAAAGTTGAGATCCTAATTTATTTTGTTTTTTTATTTTATTTTCTTTAACAATTTTATTTACAAATTCATGTAATTCAAATAATGTATAAACATAAGAATATAATTCAAATTTAATTTCTAATAAACCTTTATCATTTTCTTTAAATGCTTTTACTTCAAACATTACTTTATTATTTAATTCAATTGTATCATGATGTTTTATATAAAACATTTTATTAAAAACTATATGTTTACTTTTATTTAAATTTACAACCATATCTAATATCGCATCTGCTTTATCATATAAATTTAAATCATCTACTAAATTTCCACCATTATTATTATTTTCTGATTTTTGCGTTTCATAAGCTCTTATAAAAACAATACTACTTGTCTTTTCTTTTAAAGGAAAGTCTGTCTCTATTTTTTCTGATATTTTATGTTTTGCTTTATTAAAATATTCCTCCATTTTTTGCTTAATTAAAGACTCTATTAATGGAGCAAACTTAAATATTTGTTCGACTATAGCTATTACTAAAAAAGAATACATCATTGTTGTTATCGAATCCCCTTTTATAGCAGACATTGTTATGATCTGCTGTTTTAACATATCTAAACTCATTTTTAGTTACTCTACAATTAAAATATTCTTTTCTTTAAATTAATTATAAATTGGTCCTTGTATGGAATCTCTAGCAAGAGTTAAAGCAGCAGGGTTGTTACCTAAAAGCCAATCTTCTTTATAATAATCAACATTAGGAGTCCAAGTACAATTCCATCCAAAAGATTCATTCTTTTTAGAATATTTAAAATAAATAATAATTAAAACTAATAATATTATTAATAACATTTTTAAAATACCGAGAGAAAAAATTATTTTTCTCTCGGAAACCCTTGAGAGAAAAAATTATTTTTCTCTCGGAAACCCTTGAGAGAAAAAATTATTTTTTTATACAAATAGTACAATCTTCATTACAATCATGATCAGGGATTAAAAAATTATTTCCGTAATAACATTTTAATAAATTTTCCGGTATATTAGGAATATAACAATCTCTATTTAAAAATCTAACATTTTTTAAAGGAGTTATCCATTCTTTATCCATATAAACACAATCTTCATTTAAATAATATTTACTATATAATTGTAAAACATCACGTGAATACATATCATCTTTTAATGTAAATCCAGATATATCTGCTGAAATTCTTGTTGATTTATGAATAATTTCTACACTTTTATAATTTAGTAAGTTTTTAACATTAATTTTATATTCATGATATTTATCTATATTTTTTACTAAATAGTCAGTAATATCCTTATATTCAACACTATCAATTCCAAAATCTAAATCGTAATCATAACATATTAAATCTTTATTTCTATAATATCCTAATAAAGTTCCATATATTAAAAATGGCTTTGTATTTGTTGATTCTGCTGCATCAATTATCATATTATACATCTCAATTAAAATAGGTCTTCTTTTTTTATAAGGAACATTTTTACGTATTTTAATATCATTAGTATAGTTAATATGATAATAAAAACAATACAATATTATTATTAATAATATTATTTTTATCATTTTAAAAATACCGAGAGAAAAAATAATTTTTTCTCTCGGAAACCCTTGAGAGAAAATATTTTTTTCTCACAAATCCTTAAAAGAAAAAAATCTTACTGAAAATTTTTCAGTAAGATTTTATAAGTAATTTAAGTAATTATCTTCTATTAGTAAATCTTCTTCTTGGACTTTTATTTTTTAAATTTGGTTTGTGAAATTCTCTACTACATTCCATCATATATTGATACACTCTTCTTTTATTATTTTGATTTTGATTATATCTATTTAATACATAATCTC